TTGTTCTTATAAAACCATTGCACAAACTGCATCTGATTTTGATTTGGATGAGTCAACAATTAGAAAGAAAGTAAATAGCAATGATGTTGTTGCTATTAAAGGTTATTTATTATCCTTAAGAAAGGTGGATAAGATTAGTGTTAAGGAAAATGACGGTTTTGTAATACCAACGAAACATCAAGCAAAAATATTGGTATTAGATATTGAAACTGCTCCAACTAAGGCGTTGGTATGGAGGTTTTGGAAGGAAAATATTAACCCAATACAAATACTGGAGGAGTGGTTTATTATTTCGTATTCTTATAAATGGATTTTGGAATCTGGAGTAAGTGGAAGGGTAATGACCCAAAAAGAAATGATTCTCCAGAATGACCACAAACTCCTTGGGGAATTGTGGCAACTTCTTGACGAAGCAGATATAATAATATGGCATAATGGAAGAAGGTTTGATGGTCCATCAATAAACACACGGTTCTTGAAGCACGGGTATGACCCGCCTTCTTCTTACCAATCTATTGATACCTTGGATACGCTTAAGCACAGGTTTAACTTGCCACACAATAGTTTGGATGCTGCCGCAGATTTTCTAGGGGTAGAAAGAAAGCTTGAAAATGATGGTTTCGCCTTATGGAAGAGGTGTCTAGATGCTGATCCTCAGAGTCTAAGAGATATGCTTGCCTACAATAAACAAGATATTGTTGTTCTGGAAGATGTTTATATGGAACTCAGAGCCTGGATTAAACCCCATCCTAACTTAGGTTTATTCGTTGACAGCTCCAAAAGAGTATGTCCAACATGTGGAAGTGAAGATATGCAACTAATAGGAATTTACTCTACTCCTATGAATACTTATGATGAGTTCAGATGTAGGGATTGTGGTGGTTCTGGTAGAGATAGGTACGCTAAGCCTAAAAGTAAGAATATTTTGAATAGTACTGCCCACTAATAACAGGAAATATGCCACAGGTTTACAAAGAGAATACCCTCACTTTGGTATTTAGTGAGAGTGGAACCCTAGGAAATGAAATAAAATTGGTGAAATCTGTATTGACAAAGTTTAATAAGGTTGCTCATAAGGCTGGTTTTAAAAAAGATTTTACTCCAGACGAAATAGAGATGATTAAAACTTTGGCAAAGGTAGACGATGCAGAAAGTGCTATTAAACAATAAAGAAAACTAATTATTAGTTTGGAGTAATAGTGGTTTAGATATTATATTTGTACGTAATAAATTAACATATGGAGTATGGGACTTGAATTATTTGATTCTGAGGTAGACCTGACTACCCCTGTTGACACCTCAAAGGTGCCAGCAGAGACCAAACAGGATGAACCAGATAAGACTGGTGATACTACTAGTACTACGGGAGAAGAAGATACTGTAGTAGACAGCATAGATGACGTTAAGGGCAGTGAGAAGCCCGAAGATAATACAACTACCGATGATACTGGAGGCGACGGTACGGAGACTGACGATACGGGAGAGACTAAAGATACTGACACTACAACTGAAGAAACCCCTTCTGGAGAGAGTGCAGACTCTTCTAAGTTTCCATACTCCACCTTCGCAAAGGCACTTTACGAAGAAGGGGTATTAACGTCATTTGATGAAGAAGAGTTTAGTAAATTAGCTGAAGAATCTGGAGAAGTTGAAGCTTTATTTAGCCTTATTGGCACAACCATAAATGGTGAAGTTGATAAAGAGTTGAACAAGTTTTCTCCTGAACAGCGTGATGTAATAGATGCGATTGGGAAAGGAGTTTCCTTAGAAAAGTATCTCCAGGTAAAAGCTAAGCAACAGAACTACTCTTCCGTCAAAGTTGAGGAACTGTCAGACGATGATAGTCTTTGTAAAAGGCTGATTGAAGACGATTTGGTAGCTAGAGGCTATTCCTCAGAAGAAATTAAGGAAACAATTGAAGACATTGATAGTTTGGGTAAACTAGAGGCTCGTGGCAAATCATCACTAAAAAGACTACAAAAGACTCAGGCAGATGATCTTAAGAAGAGTAAAGAAGACGCAGACAAACGTAATAGAGATTTAGAAATACAGAATAAGCAAGCCCTTTCAAATTTGAGAACTAGTATTGATAGAATAAAGGAAGTAATTCCTGGTATGAAGGTAAATGCACCTACTAAGAATAAGATGTATGAGGCACTTACTACTCCTGCAGCTCAGACTGCTGACGGCCAGTATCTGAATTCTGTCTATGCTAAGAGGGCCCAAGACCCTTCTAAGTTTGATCTTACACTTGCTTATCTCTACACTCTTGGGGTATTTGATGGTAAATGGGATAAAATTTCTGCTTCTGCTAAGAGCGGAGCAGTAGCTGATCTGGAAAAGAAACTTAAGGGTGGAGACGTCTCTAAGACTGGAGATCCGGCTATAGCTACAGAAAAATCTACATCTAAAGATATTCTAAGATCTATGAAGATCTTTGAGAAGAAAAAATATTAAAGGACTTAACCCGCTAAATTTGAATAAATGTTAATATCTAAATTACAAACACTTGATCCTAAGGATTGGTCCGGGTTAACTACTGACAACCACCTTGGTGCTCTTTATATGCAACAGCCAGAGCTAGTCTCTGAGGTAATCGAGCATATTTACAAAGTAAACCTCGGTGGAGACGATGTGGTTAGTTTCATAAACCAATTTCCTGTTATGTACATCAATGATGATGTGCCTTTTGATTGGCTGCTCCAAGGTGCAGACGAGAAAAACATTCCTCTTATTGCTTATTATGAATCAGATTTATCATCCACTCCTACTCGTGCAGGTATCGCACGTAGTACGTTCTGGATGGAGTTTGGTGAGCGGCTGTTCGAGAGGACTGATATAATTGTAGGCGAGAAGCCAGATCTTTACAAACTTATGGTTGTTGACGATCCGATTAGTCGTGGTACCAGTGTATTTTACTGTGTACAGCTTAATACTGGAGACGACACTCTGTTTGTACCTTCTGACGAGCTTGCAGCTGGAACACGTTGGTCAAAAGACTATTCACCGGTTGAGCAGACACTGTCTAAGCGTGGTGGTGGAATCACACATACCTCGCCGTTCAGAATGCGTAACTGGTTGTCTATGATCCGTAAGCAATATACTGTTCCTGGTAATATGATCCGTAAGGGTAAGAATAAACCTCTTGCTTTTGCTTGGGTTGATCAGGATGGTAAGAAAATTACTTCCTGGTTGGGTAAACTTGACTGGGACTTCTTGACTCAGTTCCGTAGAGAGCGTGCAAGACTGTTGCTTTATGGTAATGCTAATATGCTACCTGATGGAACCTTCGGTAACATTGGTGAGTCTGGGTATGAACTGAAGACTGGTTATGGATTGTACGAGCAGGTTGCTCCTTCCAATACCTTCTACTACAATACGTTTGATATTGACTGGATGACTGAGATTGCTCTAGGGCTGTCTGTTGGTAAACTTCCAGAAGATCAACGTAGATTTGTTCTTTCTACTGGTGAGTACGGTGCCTACGAATTCCACAAAGCTGTCCAAGACAAAGCTTCAGGATGGGCTCCTAACTTTAGCCAGGATAGAATTAGCATGAGTGGCAACAAGATGACATATGCTGGACAGTTCATGAAATATGTTTCTGTCAACGGCATTGAGTTTGAAGTCATGATTGATCCTATGCTGGACGGCCCAGCACGTAATAAAGTTATGCACCCGGATGGTGGCCTTGCTAGTTCAAGGGAATACAACCTTTGGGACTTTGGTACTGCTGGAGGTGATCCTAATATCCAACGGGTTGCTCTTGAGGGTGACGAAGAGATTTACAAGTATATTCCTGGTATGCGTACTCCTTTCGATCCTTACAACAAGCTAAGCACTCCTGGAATGGCTGCTAGTTCGGTTGATGGGTACGAAGTGCACAAGATGTTTATCGGCGGACTTAGGGTTAAAAACCCAATGAGAACCATGAGAATCATACCTAGCCTGTTGGCCTAAGGAATCTAATGATCTCCTTTGGAGACAGTCAAGGCTTTTAGGGGTGTGCCAGCTAAACACCCCTTAATATTGCGAGATGGAGCAGAAGTAGCTCGTCTGGCTCATAACCAGAAGGTCGGCGGTGCAAATCCGTCTCTCGCTACGAAGTTTAAATTTAAATAAATACGTGGAGTATGAGTGAAAAAACAGCGAACTTCTTACAAGATAAGAAGGTTAAATTAGTAGCGTCGCCTCGACCAGGTGGCATGATTGATGACCCAGATCATATTGGATTCTGGATGTTTGATGATACAAAAAAGAGTTTTGTACTACCTAAGAGTAGATCGAGACATACTTTGTATCCATTGTTAAGTAGAGAAGAGCAGAAGTTCTTTGAAAAAGAGTTAGATGTTGATTTAAATATCTACAAGAAAGAGGATAATTTTTGGCATACATTTAGGGTTGAAATTACTAAGACTGCTTCATTTATGAAGAACGGAATAGAGTTCGACCTAAGTGACCCAATGGATAACCTTAAGGTGAGGTTACTTCGGATTCAACCAGAAGTTGCTCCTTCGTGGGAAGAAAGAACAGATAGAGGAGAATATATGCTTGCCTTAGTAGACGTAGACCATGAGGATGTGGCTCGTGTAACTAAGGCGGCTAAGAATGAGAAGGCGTACAAGCATTTGTCTCTGATAAGTGGTTCTGTTGATAAGTTATTTGACTTCCTGTCAATTTACAGTTTGCAGGTACCTAAGTCAAAGAGGCCTTCACCAGAAGCAAGTAGAGATGCTTTGTATGCACAGGCTCAGGAAATAATTGAAAATGATATTAAAGGATTCCTAGAGATTTCTGAAGATCCAGAATATGATACTAAGTACCTGATTCACAAAGCAATTGCTTGTGGAGCTATTAGTAGGAACTACGCAACACGTGAATTTGCTACACCAGAGGGTAAGTTCTTGGGTAATAGTTTGGATCAGACTGTCAAAATGCTGAGATCCCCGGAGAATCAAGAAGAATTCTTAAAAATAAAAGCTGTTATTAGTGCCAGTACTGGTGCTGTAAAAAAGCCTGGCAGACCTAAAAGCAAGTAAGTAATGACTACTGGTGAACTTAAAACTAAATTTCTTGAGCTGTATGATGCTATTACTAACTTTGCAGCTCCTGGGTACACAGACTCGGAGATTTCTAGTTTTCTGAATCAGGCGATGGATCTGCTTGTTGATGAGCTTTACGCTGCAGGTGATGTAGCTAACTTGGCTGAGATATTGGAAAAGGTTACTTACAACGTAGTTGCTTGTACTATTGAGGATTACGGAAGTAAGGCGTACCAGTTAGGTACGATAGTAACTGGGAGTGATACCAGTTTTAGGTGGCACTCTAATTCCAGGGCTAAATTGGCAAGGACAGAACCGTTCCTGGTTAACACCGAGTGGGTTGAATGTGATTTGATACCTAAGACTATTGCTGATAGATATGTTCAGACTAGTTTTAATAAACCAATCATTGTTCGCCCCAAGCTAATTAGACAAGATAATACATTTGTAATATTGATTGACTCTTACACAACTATTAGTACCTCTTCAGGATTCCAGTTGTTATTCATAAAGACACCAACTAGAATAGATGTGGCTACTGATTCGTCAATTGAATTACACGAAAGGCTGCACGAGAAGATTGTAGATAAAGCAGTACAGTTAGCAATGAAGGCAACTGATGCCCAAAGGGCGCAGGCTGAAATACAAACTAATGCTCAGATATGACAGCCTTAGAAATGAAATATGAGTTTGACATTAAGTTACGTGATGTCTTGGATGTTCTTGGGGAACCATTTACAACCAACGAAGTTTCACGGATGCTTAATGAGTCTCAACTAAAGATGGTTAAAGAGTATGCTAGGTTCTTTGAGAAAAATGAAGAGGTTAGGAAAGTACTTGGTGTTTTAGTTGAGCCCTACTCAACAACTACATTTACTAATGATACTACTAATCATACTAATGGTAAGTATGTAACTTTGCCAACTGACTACATCCGCACTGTTTCAGAACAGGTTAATAGTTCTAATAGTATTAGGGTAAAGCCAGTAACTCTTGATGAGTACATTACTAATATTGGTAATCCACACAAAATGCCTTATTCAGGCTTGGTGTGG